TGCTTGTGCATTTTCGGGCGTTAAAGCAACTGATGTTCCCTCACCTCTACTGTTTTTCCCCAAATCAAATTTTGTAATATCACTTGCATTTGTCGAATGATACGCATCAGTATCAAAACCCATAGCTTTTGCTCTATCAGCAGCAGTATTGTTAATTGGCAACCCTAATCCACTTTGCTCAACTGGCAATGCAGCTCGTTGCTGTGCAAGATCGAGTGCGGCTTGTTGGGGGTATTCAAAATTTGGGTTGTATCCATACTCTTGTGGGTCACCAGCAATGGATTTAAATTTAGCACCTGGCGTAACTAAATAAGTTCCAGCTCCATGTTCGTCAGTCATTTCTATGGCTTTATAACCAAGATTTTTAGCTACTAAACCTCTTAATCTTTGCGCTTCATTGTCAGCTTCATCAGGTGAAGTACGAAATAAGTTTATTATTTTATTGTCATCATGTTTTTGCAAATTTTGTCCTGCATCTCCAACAACAATATCATAAAGTTCATCAAATAATTCTGGATTATTCTTTAAATCAGGACGTTCTTTTAATAACGCGTTTTTTATTTTTTCATAAGGAATTTCGTAATTTAATTCGTAGTGAGTGACAATTTTACTTTTTGGTATATCAGTAAAATGAATTGCTCCACTTCCATGTCCTTGCGCTGATTGCAAATTAGAACTTCCAAAAACGCCGTTATATACAGCATTTGGATAATTTTCTAATACTGAATATTCTGGATTTGTTTCAAAACTGCCTCTATAAATTCGTATAGACTCATCCTTTGGCTTTGTTTGACCTAGCAGACCAGCACTTGGATCAGCCATAAACATAGGCTTTGGCGTAATGTCACCCAACAATGACCTTGACGGCATACCAGACATCACATCTGTGATCTCTTGACCAGCCATACGCAAACCCGCTTTGCCAACCTTACCCACACCCCTCGCCAAAGGCGCAACAGCAGCCGCAGGCACTGGTGACATGAATGCACCAATGTCTTCAATCAAGCCAGCTTGTGGCGTTGGCGCAGTCATGCGCGGTGTGCGTTGCTTTAGTTCCTCGCTGCTAGGTAGGAAATATGGGACTTGAGGTATGCCACTTTGTGCCGCCACAAAATCCATGTTTTGCTGCATCTTTTTAGTAACAAGCATTTTTCGCAAATCTTCTGGCAGGCCAAGCAAACCGGCAAAAGAACCACGCCCCAATGACTCTAAATTGCTCAGAGACAACAAGCTCGGCATACCCTCTGCCGAGTAGTCTGCCGCGCCAAATGGGTCTTGGAAATAGCTGGTGGCCATGATTTATTGTCCTGCTAAGTTCGATCCGATTATTCCAGTCTGTGCACCGATATAGCCACCAGTACCAGCGGCGCGTGAACGTGCCTCATTCAATCGGCGCAGTGACTCAGACAGATCAAGTAGTTTTTGCTGGTCGCGTGAGAGCAGAATGCGACCCATTTGGTTGCGTACTGCTTCGGGAGTCTTGACTTGGCCGAATAGGTTAGAGACTGATGCCAGCATACCTGGCACATTGCCGCTGGCAACCGCCTGCCCTGCCTGCATCATTGGTGCAACATCAAGATCGGCCATGCCGGCAGCGCGTGCCGCTGTTTGCGCTCCACGCCCAGCAGACTCCAATCCTTTAAGCCGAGCTTCTTTAGCAACTGCCGAGGCAAACTGTCGGAAGTCGTTGCCAAATACAGCCTTGAGTCTCTCTTGCGTTGCTGGCTCTTTCCACATCTTTAACAATGATGTCTGACCAGCCTCTGTGCCTGTCTTTTGGCGTAAAGCCTGCAATGCGCCAATGCGGAATGCGTCCATCTCTGACAAAGTCAATCCGCGCAATTCCTGCTTGAAGTTGACAATGTCGCCAGTCATCGCCTTACGGCCAAGCTCCGCGGCATCCATCATCTGTGATGGTCCTGCCCACTTCTCCATGGCCTGCGCGTATGCAGATTTACCGCCAACTTTTGGCGATCTATCGCTGAGTGCCTTAATCAACTCTTGGCGTACATCATCGTATGCAGTAGCCTGCTGACCACTGCCTGATCGTTTGAGACTTTGCGCTGAGTCATACAAAGACTGCTTCAAAGTATCCAGCACATTCATTGGCACTGGCTGACCAGCCTGTATTTTTGATAGATCAATGGATTGACCAGTTTTTGTGCGATACAGCAATTCAGCAGCGCCCTGCAATGACTCTGAACGCTTTAACAATTTCATCAATGGCTCATCAACTTGCACCACTGCCTGATCAATGACGTTATAGAAAGGTCGAGATTCGATGCGGCGCAATTCGCTAAAGGTGTCAATACTCTGCTGAAACTGCGATCCTTGAGTGCCTAAAGCCGTATCAGCGGCAGTCACAAGACGGCCTGCGCGTCCAGCTTGGCGCTCTCTGATGGCACGTTCCAAGGCTTGCTTTGTCTCGCCTGGTAGCGTTGCTATGGTGTCCAACAGTTGGCGTAGATTCGCACCACCAACATCAGCCACGCGAGCCTCTGCACCGAGCTTGCCCATGCGAGCCTGCGACATACCCAATGCGCTTTCAAGCAAATCAGGTGGCGTATCGCGCAACAGCGCCTCGGCCACCTTTTGCTGTGCGTACTGCTCGGCCTTGGCAGGAGAAACCCTTGCAGCGATCTGACGGCCACCAGCACCAAGAACCGACATGACTGGCTGAGATATTGGACCTAACACGCCACTAATGGCGGCACTCTTTGCCACATCTTTGCTGATGTCGGCAATGGTTTCACCCTCAGATGAACCAAGACCGCCAATAGCACCATAGCCAACGCCAGCAGCACCGGCCTGCGCCATGCGCTGACCCATACCCATGACTTGGCCTGCTTGTGGCGCTTGCGTCAAATAGCGTTGAAACTGTGCCAGCCTTGGGGATATTGCCTCCATAGCTGGTATCACCACGCTACGATTAACAGCTTGGCTAACCCTTGCTGGTGCGCTAAATGCCAATGTTGGTAATGTTGCCGCTGTTTGCAATCCAATAGATGAAAATGGATTTTCTTTGGTGTAGGACTCAGCAGCGCCACGAATAACATCTCTTTGCTCTAGATATGCTTGCTTTAATGGCTTTCCCTCAGTGATGGCTTTTATTGGCGCAGCAACAGTGCCAGCAATCTCGTCATAGAAACCCATAGTTGGGCCTTGCATGGCCGCCAAGAATCCTTTTTCTAACTCTGATTTCTTAGCGCCAGCTTCATAAGCAGGCGACTTGCGCTCAGACAAAAACTTCAGCACCTCTGATGGCGTGTAGTTATTCTCAACGGCGGTGTCGATCTGATTTTTTAGATTAGGTAAATCACCCATTCCGCTTGATAGAAACTGAATAATTTCATCATCTTTATAGCCTTCTTGTCTGGCTGCATCAATCTGCTTTTTTAAGTCACTCATGATTATGGTGTCCTTTGAAAGATGTCTGTCAATGGTTTACGCGGTTTATCACCAGCGTTTTGCCTTTTAATAATTGATGGGATTGTTGCTTCTTCACCAAGCGCAGTATCAAGATTCTTGAATCCATACGATCCCCCAAAACTCTTGTATTCACCACGTTTTTTGTTGTAAGCCTGCGCCGTTGCCGCATACAGTTCTGATGACAATTGCTTGAAGTCTTCGCGTTGTGTAGGTGTCAACTTCTCACCTGATGCCCAATTATTGAAATAGTTTTGCAACCTATCCATTCTTCCTGATGCCGCCATAGCAATACCCAATTCAGTCTCACGCACGACAGAGCCAGGGTCAAGCAATTTCATCATCTTTGTAGCGCCAGCCACATCGCCAATTGGAGTGCCTTGGCTTAAGGCTGTATTGACTTGTTTATACGCTGTCTGCATATCGTTAAAGTCTTTGTAGATAGGCTCATTCTTAAATGCGCCACCGAGCTTCATTTCATTGTCAAAGCCTTTTTGTCCACCTGTCATATCAACAGGCACAGTGACAGTTGTCTTAGGCGCAATCTGCTCTCGGAACTGACCAACAGCGCCAATACCTTGCTGACCTGTACCGGCCAATGGTACTCCAGTAATGTATTCAACAGCTCGAATATCTTGTGACTGTGGCTCGTATGGTGCAACGCCTGTGGCAATTCTGCTTTGACCTTTTTTGTTGTACTGCACCATCACAGTTTTGCCATCAATAACCATTGGCGTAGGCGTACCAAACTCTTCAGCGCCCAAGTCAGCGGGTATGACAGATGCAGGAATTGGTCCTTGCTTTGTTGGATAGTAATAGCTTCCATCTTCGGCTTTAAATGCTTGACCAGTAATATCAGGAGGTTGCAGCAAATCCAATAGCTTTGCCCTTCCCTCTTTGGCAGGCATAGTTCTGAGTAAATTTATTTGCATGGGTGTCAAAGAAGATATGCCACCTTGCTGTTGCATTCCAGCAGGCATCGGTTGATTGATCATTGCATCACGCTGTGGAGTCGGTCCAAGTCCATATTGAGCAACAGGCAATGCCGCTGCTTGCATTGGCGTTATTGCACCGCCAGCCGCTGGCGCTTGAGCAAACATATCTTTGTATGCCTTCTCATCAGCTATTTGCCGCCTGTACTCATCCAATTTCTGCTTAGTCAGCAACTGCTGTATAGCCCCCTGCTGCGCCTGCTGATAACCCTGCTGACCACCAGCGAGTCCAGCGCCAAGAATCTGCATGAAAGAGCGAGGTGTGGTGCTGGGTGCGCTTGCCTGTGTCGCGGCAATGGCCGCTTGCAACAGAGCCTGACGATTCATCTGACCAGTCTGAGCCGCCGTCAGATACTCTTCCAAGCCAGTAGTACCACCGCCACCGCCAAAGATGTCACCGAGTAAGCCTGTGAATGCTCTATCCTGACCACCGCCTCTGATGGGAAGTGGTGCGTATGGCATATTCAATGCCGCCATATTTTCTTCGTATGAGGCCATGTCGTTTTCCTTAAGTAGTTCTTGGCTGTAACAGACTGCCAATGTATGCGCCAGTCAGTCCACCTGACAGCAAATTACCGGCAGTGTTGTTGTACAAAGGTTGGCTGCTTGAGCTACCCAAATTAGGTATGTTCATACCCAATGCGCCGCTGGTAATCCCCAAACGCTCAGTGCCTAAGTTACGCAACGCATCAAGTCTTGCCTGCTCCAGCGCAGTGCGTGTAGTACCAAGCCCTAGTGAAGTCTGCAAGCCTGCCATATCCATGGGACGCGCTTGCAGTCCAAGGTTAGCGGCCTGCGTGTAGCCAGCAGATCGCAACTGTGCGCTGGTATTAGCCGCTTGGCGCAATGCCGCCTCGTTGGTCATGCCGCTAACTACAGCTTGACGTGAACCGCCAAACGCTCTAGCCCTAGTTGCCTGATCCCTGTTTGCCTGCTCCTGCATCAAGCGTGTACGCTCAATGTCGCCTAAAGCACCTTGCACCACTTGCTCTTGGTAAGGGTTAAAGAACTTTGCAATATCAGCTTCGCCAAATGGTGTCATGCCGAGGTTGTAGAGCTGTCGCTCTGCATCGTTGTACAACTGACCAGGCTGTGCAATCTGACGCGCCTCTAAGCCAGCCGCTGTTGCCTTGGCTCTCTCAAGGTTAGCTAAGTATTCAGCCTTGATCTGAGGGTCAATGCTTGTAGTGGCGGTTTGTGATGTAGGCGCATTGGCCGCACCAACAGCACTTGTCACTGCACCAAGCACTGTGCCTGCAATGCTTGGATTCTTAATAATTGTGTCTATCAAACTCGTACCGACACCAGTACCAATGCCTGTGCCTCCAAGATTAATGCCAGTCCCTGTACCACCAAGATTAATGCCAGTCCCTGTACCGCCACCACCAGTGGTAAGGCCGTAATCAACGCCAGTGCCTGTACCAACACCTGTACCGCCAGTAGTTAGACCAGTGCCACCGCCAGTAGTAAGGCCTGTACCACCGCCAGTAGTTAGACCAGTGCCAGCACCAGTAGTTAGACCAGTGCTAGCACCAGCGCCAGAACTAATACCTGTATTTATTGCATTAAGTGCTGTACCTAGTCCTGCGCCAATAGCGCCAGCTCCTGCTGATCCAGCAGTTAGACCAAGACCTCCACCAGTAGTGGCGGCAAGATTGAGTCCAGCTCCAGGAGCGGCAGTTAGACCAAGACCGCCACCCCCAAGACTTAAGCCTGTGCCACTACTTGCACCAGCCGTAGTACCGCCAAAACCAAGATTAGTGGCTAATTGAGAACCTACCGCCGCTAAAATTATTGGGCCAAGCTCAGTACCCAATTCCCTAATCATGCTGGTAAAGCCACCATCTTCTAACTTATCTGTATCAACAATCCCAAAATCAGTAATCTCGCCTTTTTTATTTATTCTTGGAACTGATTGGATGTTTGGCTTGGTTGGGTCAGGAGTTAAAAACTTACCTGGTTCTAGTGTCAACTGCTTAAAATTACCTTGTGTGTCATATTGAGCAACAAGCGGAATATCTTGAAATTTTTTGTCCGTTGGTAGTGTGTAGCCTTCAACTTGCCTACCACCACCCATGCCTGTCGCTGGCGCACGATCTGCATACTGTGCATATTCTGATGAAATTTGTGGAGCTGCTGGTTTTGCACCAATCCTTCCATCCACATAGGCCGCTGGTGGAGGTGTAACTACGTCTAATTGGGTACGAAGATCTGCCACTGTTTCGGGGGCTAACGCTTGACCTAATGATGGCAATGGCGCTGGCGTAAATTGTGGCAGAAACTGAAGTTGCCCAATTCCATAAAACTCACGCAAACCAGTTTGGGGATTTATAGTTCCAGCGCCACCCATAGACCTCAACAATCCCGCTTCTTGAGGGTTAATATGGGCAAGCATGGTGTCACCATATCTACCCTTTGAGGCTAGATTTTTATATTGACCACTGAGCATATCAAACATTTTTATCCCCTTAATACCTTGAATTTTATCTCTTACCCATGGCAACAATGTCTAACCGCATCACGCCAATGCGCCAATCTGCCAGCACATCACCTGTCACCACCATGTTGAATTGACGGCCTGAGAACCTCACGCTCGTGGGGTTAGCCGCCGTAAATGGACCAAAGGTTGATTCTGTACCTGTAGGAAAGAGTCTAGTCTTAAACGACACTGTCGCCTCACCCAGTGTTTGCTCATCAGGTATGACTTGGCGAATATTAAAAACATTGTCGCCATTGCCAATTTCCAAAGGTCCAGACTCGGCAAACAATGTTGAGCCGTCATAGTCAAAGCCCACCTCATGCTCATAGACTTCGCCAGCCGCATCAACCATCAGGGGTAGCGTAAACACTCCAGCGTCAGCGCCTGCTGTACGAGACAAAGAGCCAATGTTCCAATGTGATTCGCGGTAGTTGTACGTTACATACGAATCATTCTCAAGTCCCGCATTGCTAGGATAGAACCACCAAATCTCACCAAACTTGCTGTTATGAACCGCAACCACCTTTGATCGTTGATCCAAGTTGATATTGCTAAAAACATAGTCAGATACATCGCATGGCAATGGCTTGACGTAGCCGTCATAGATAAAGAATCCCGACTTGCTCATCCAGATAGCCGCCGTATCAATGGCGGCAACTGATTGGGTAGAAATCAAACCGCATCCAGAACCTGCCTTCTCGAAACCATAGACAAATGGCGCACCAACATACTGCGCTGTATGCACATCAACATCGGTAAACAGCAAGTTGATGCCCTTGACCCTCTTACCAGCCATCAAACTGCCTGATGTGGTCAACTCATAATCGCCAGCTAAATTGGTTGATGCTGGTGTCCAAAGCGTGTTGTCTTCCTGATCGCACCACTGAACTTTTCTAGGGTTGCCGCCAGCGCCAAGCGCAAACAGGAATCTCTCAGCAGTCACCAAAATAGACTTGTTGCTAGTTGGTGCGTTGGTGATCACTGCTGCTATTGTTGGCGTTACAAAACCCAAAGTCCACTCATAAATCTTTCCGTCGTAGTCCGAGCAACCCACCAGGTACTCGCCCCAAGTGTCAAGGCTCCAAGTCGTGGCTACGTTGTCTGTTCCAGTGTCGGGTCGAGGCACGCCATAGGCAAAACTGCCGTAGAGGTTTTTGCCGTAGCCGGTGGTGCTTGTGGCATCAACAAAGCCAGTGGTAAATCCAGTGGGTGTGACATCTTTCAAGACACCCAAAACGTCCATCACAAAGAGCTTGGAGTGAGTGCCAAGCCCAATGTACGAGTCTGCATCATCATCGCGCCAAGTGATGATCGCCCTGCAAGCGCCGGTCACAGTCGATGCCGACTTTGCCCTCCATCCGTTGACAGGACGCAGTGTGTTTTCGTACCAGCGCACCAAGTTGGCATCATGCCACCTACCAGTGGACTGATACTCTGTGCCGTTTCGATAAACGCCTGGTGGTAATTTAACTGGTATGTACATGGCTATATTGTCGGTAGGTTTGAGACAAAAGACACAGTGGCAATGGCTGATGGCACTGCTGGCCGTGTCGGGCTGGCGCTGGCGGCAAAATGTTCAATCGTCACGCCCACATTGTCAACTTTATACATGATTTCAACATAATCGCCGCTATTTAATGAGACAAAGAAATTCAAGGCGGCAATTATGTGGCTAGGGTCACCAGTGCTTTTTCTTGCAGGAATATGAAATCTACTGTTTGAGTTGTCTATGTTTGTTCCATTCTTGCGAAACCAAACGTCCACATCTTGACCATCGTTTATGGTGTTTTTAAGTTGAATCGAAAACTGGATGTTAAAAACACCAGAGTCTGCAACATTGAGCCTTGAACTGTTTGAAAGCGTGACACCATTGGAAATGTCGGTAGTGTCAAATATCACGGCGGTAGCAACAGTAGTGCTTGCCGCCACCTGATCAGTCGAGTCGTGAAACGCCCCATGAGGTGCGTTCAAGAACTTTCCCCCACGCACACCAAACAGCGCACCCAACGTACTAATCAGACTTCTGAAGTAGCCATTCAATGCACCATTGATTTCACCAAAGTAGCGGCGCTCATACCCCTCCGGCGCAAAGCCCAGACTTGGGATTGATGGGACTTCGAGCTGTTGAGTCTTATTAGCCATGACATCATTATTTCACTTATGCCCTGTCTATGCCTGCAACCCATTCAAATACTGAGTCTTGCCTGCCACCTTGACGGCGGTGAGTGACTGAGCCTTGAGGCTATCTGGGTTAAATGAGCAATGAACCCACCCCGAATTTGGCTGACCTTGAGTGTAAAACTCTAAGATAAGTTGTGTGTACTTGAGATTACTCTCTATCCAGTCTGCTAGTTCAGGATTAGGAACACCATCAATTTCAAAGTCAACTGCTTGACCTTTGCAATGATCTGAGGTTGCCGAGCCGCCCGCCGCCTGATTCAAAGCACTACACCTAAACCCAGATGAAATCTTCACAGGCTTACCAAAGTGGTCACGCACTGGCTGTAGGATGTTTTCGCATAACAAACGCAATGACTCTATTTGTTCTTCATTAGGCGTGTTATCAATGTCTAGACGGGTTGCAGTCTCAGACTTGGTGAGTTCATTCAAGGTAAAGTTTGCTGACAGGTTCATGGTTTCTCCTTCAAGGTTTGGTAGATGGATTCGTAGGCTTGCTGGCAGGAGGTAAGCTGTCTAATTGCTTCGTCTCCATCGTCTGTGATGGCGATAAGAGTTTTAGCAGTCGTTGCGTCAAGTTCGCCTCCCTCTTGACTGCTATCTCCGCTGGCAATGGGGGAATCACTGGAGGCTTGTACGGGGCAACTGGTGGCCTTGACAGGGAGGCGCAGCCTGAGAGTACCAGCATCAAGAGCAGAATGTAACTTTTGGGTTTGAAGTTTGGCATTGTTGTTGGCCTTTACAAGTTGTGTCGCAGTTGTCGTTACAGCAGACACTAAGGCCTGCTCTTTTTGTCTAGATTCTTCATTCAGCTTGGCAATTCTTATTTGTTGTCGATCAAACTCAGCATCCTCGCCTTTTGAGTATGAGAATGCACCAACACCCAAAAATGCACAAATTAGGGCAAGCATTACCCAAGGATTAAACAGACTCATCCTTCAGCCTTACCACGCACATACGCTTGTGCTGCCATGAATGCCACCACAATGGTTCCCATGGCGGCACAGTAGGTGGTTGTCAGTCCTGCCAAAGCATTAACTTTTTCAAGCGTCACCCAAGCAGAAGCAAGGAATGCAATTAAGACAGGAGGTGCGCCTAGAGCCGCCCACGCCATCACGCGCTGCTGGTCTGCCATCTTGTCCATGTTCTCAATCGTGAGCATTCGCTCTGATCTAGCCAACTCAGCGTCAGTCACTACGCCATCATGGTCAGTATCAAACTGATTAAAAGTTGAGTCTTTCTCTAATTGCTTATTCATCCTTGTTCTCCTTTCGTTGTTTCTCAATGTCTCGCCTGAGTTTTTCCATTTTTTCAATTTGAGTCTTAGCTTCTTTTTTGGTTTGCAGCACATCCATGTACAACATTCCAAGCAAGGGGATTATCAAGACTGCCAAAATTAAGGCTGCGATGTACCCCATAACTATTTCCCAATCCTGCTTAAGAGGCCGAGGAGTATCCATAGATACAGGAGGAAAAGAAAAGTCGCTAGTAGGTACGCTTGCCTTTCGTTTAGGAGCCGCTCCTTTTCCTTGCGTTGCCATGATTCATCATCTCGCTTTTTCCTTGCTTTGTCTTGCTCGGCCTTAATGATGTCCCGCATCTGAAACGTCCGGCTGTACAAAGCCCCCATCTCTTTAGGAGCGCCGTACACCATCGCCTCTCTTATTTCCACCTCCAGCGCCGCCATCTGATCTTGCGCCATGAGCCTGTGGAGGGCGGCCTCCATCAAATTAGCGTCAGGATCGTAGACAGTCTTGCTCTTCTCTTCTTGTTCTCTCAGCAGATTGGCTAACTGATCCTGAAGCCTGAAGAACGTAGATAACTGGGTGACGATGTTGGACATCACCACCGCCTCGTCTACTGCTTCATACTTTGCCTTTTTTCGCGCCGCTTGCGCCACAGGCTTTTCTTTGGCTCCAAAGAGCTTGGCCCAAAATCCTCTGACCTCGTTGGCAGCACCAGCAATTTCTTCAACAGTGGACTTGACCTCCATGAAAGACTCTTTGCAGGACTTGTACAGAGCAACTCCCTGTTCAACAGCACTAACGCAGGCTCGGGCAGCCAGAAGGATGGTGAGAGGGTCCACATCGTTACAGTCCCAAAATCTTCTTCACAAGCTCGCCAGCAACGCCTGGCCCAAACAAGACGCACACAATCATTATGTACAACAAGTATTCAATTCTTGTCATGCGCTTGTCGCCAGTGACAAAAGACTTCTCAATGGCCGCATAACGCTCGGCACAAACCGCTTCATGTACAGCTATCTTGGTGGTGGTGTCTTCAGTCATGGTGCATAAACCCTTTTAGTTATCCACCAAAGGCAACTACTGCCATTGGCGCTCCTGAAAATGAGCCATCAAAAACAACAACACCGCCGCCAAACGAAGCGCCAACAAATGCTAAAAGTATTCCACTCATATCACATCCCTATAGTTAAAACCGCAATATCGTCGGCAACAAACACAATGTTGATCAGCGCCCGTGGAGGAATCTCAAAGAAATTCTTGTTAATGGATATAGCCGATCTGTAGTTATTTGCCACCTTGGATTCCAGTGTTGTGAACTTGTCCGTGTTGTTAAACAACACCAGGATTTCGCCCTGTTTGAACACGTTGGCAGGCAGCGTCACAACCGTCAGAACATCAAGTCTAATAATCTTTCCAAGATGTTCTCTTGCTAAGTTCATGGCTTGGGATACTTCTGCTTAACCGCCGCAATCTTTGCAGCCATTGCCGTCATAGCATCTCCACCCTTCCACATTGCATCCAGCTGGTCTGCAAGCGTAGGATACTCAGCCCTACGACTTGCGTAGTAATCAGGGTTGTCGGCGCGGACAATCTCAGACTTATCAATAGCAACAGTTTCCGTACCGTTGATACCTTCAATCTCGCGTGTCTTGGGTGTCAGAGCAGCCCAAGCAGCTTCTTTAGCATCAATTTCAGCCTTAACTCGAGTCTCCGAATCCGCAATGTAAGTAGCCAGATCAGTGTTAGGCGGGACAAACGTCATCCAATCATATGTCTGACCGTTGTGCTCTACCTTCAAAATAGCGATAGCACGGTCTTCACCCGCTACGCCAGACTGTAAACCTTCTAAGGAAATCATTTTATCGCCTCCAATCTAAAGTTTTTACCCGGATGTTGCCCGTCTACTGGCAGAATTTTAATGTCTTTGAAGCCCACCGCTGTACACAAATCCGCTAACGACTTAGGTGTGTAGCCCCACAGATGTGGAGACAAAGCACCCTTTTCCTGCGTCTCAGGAGTGATGCGGTCTACGTGAGCGCCATAGATACACATTGCAGTCATGTGCTGATCTGCACCGTCTTGCTCTAAATAGTCTTTGCATAGACCAGCGAGGTCAGGCGTTTCCATTACCAGCATACCGCCATCCTTTAGTGTAGCCAGCCACTTCTCTAAAACTTTAGGTGCGCGATGCTGGGGGATATGCTCAATCACATGGCTTGCAAATATTTCGTCAGCGCACTGCTCTGGCAGGTCTAGCTTCATGATGTCTTGCTTGATGTCTGCGGTATCGCTGTGCATATCAACGCCAAGGTAGCCGGGCAAACGATCCCGCCCACAGCCCATGTTGAACTTGACCGGCTGGCCTTCTTCTAGCAATCTTTCAATCACAGACTTGTAGCCGCCAGTACCTTCAGGCAGGCGATCAGCCCAACGGCGGTCAATGAACTCTTTGTCATCCAACGTCAAAGGACGGGTTGGCTTGATGTTTGTGTAGTAGTTTTTCAGATCTACGGATGGGTGCGCCGTGTACATACCGCTTGCCAAGTCCATGTGCAGGCATTGAACGTCGGTATTAACTAGGAGCTTAGTACCACGCTTGTGCAGACGGTGGACAAAGAAGTTATCCTCGCCAATGAAAGGAATCTCATCGTTGATGTTGTTGCCGATACAGGTAAACGGCAGGTCAGGTGCTTCTTCTTTCATGGCTTGCAGGACGGAGATGGGGATCATCATCACATCCATGCCGGTCTGCCACGCATCAATCAACTGGCCCGGATCGACGTTAGGGATGGTAATCCAGTCCTTGTTGCGTACCATGATCATTGCGTCAGAGCATTTGATGTAGTACACACCAGTGACCACTGCGTCTGGGTTCTTTTCTGCTGTCT